CGCGCACATACGCGCCACGCGCACATACGCGCACCCGCGCCACGCGCACCCGCGCACCCGCGCCACGCGCACATACGCGCACCCGCGCCACGCGCACCCGCGCCACGCGCCACGCGCACATACGCGCCACGCGCACATACGCGCCACGCGCACCCGCGCCACGCGCACCCGCGCCACGCGCTCGACGCGCGGCCCCTATCAACAAAGGGAAATCTGGGAAATTTCCAGACTTGCGTTTCGGAATTACCGGGACACGTTTCGCTTCTGCCGCTCCAACTGCGCCTCGCGTGCGCGTGCGCGCTCGGTATCCTTACTGGCGATCCGAGTCGCGGTGCGGACCAGATCAGCGTCCGACCTCGGCCCTCTGCCACCCTTGAGTTTGGGTAGCTGTACCTCTTTATGATGCAAGGATGCCATCAGCACGTCGGCAATGTACGCCGACAACGAGCGATTCGCGGCTGCGGCCCGCTCGATGAGCAGGAGCGCCGCCTTCGCAGGCAGATTGGTAGCGATGCGGGAGAATCCCACCGTGCTCTTTACGTTTGCCATGATCCCTCCGTGGTTAGTGACCACTTATTTATAGCACATGGTTGACCCGTGGCACAAGGATTGCTTATACTGCCATACGCGGCAAAGTTGCCACGATGACACGGAGAAGGAAAACGAAGATGCCCACGCTCAAGACTATGGCGTTGAAACTGGTAGGCCCGGCGCTCGTGGCTTACGCCAAAGACGAAATGCTGGCGGCGGTTGCAGCCAGAAAGGCATTCAAGGCGTCCGACGACGCCAGCGATGACGAGAAAGAAAACGTCATCGACAAGGTGTGTATGTTGAAGCTGTCTCGGGGTGCGGCCCTGCTGCGGCTCTCCTCCCCCGATCACCCCCGACATGCCGACATATGTGCGGCCCTCGTCGGCCCCGTTCTGGACGGCACCGAGTACGACGCGGACAACGAGGAAGCCGAGCGCAGCGGACGCAAGATCGTCAAGCGCATGGTGGAGGGTTCCGTTGGCGCGTTCGTCAACCTGTTGGGCGTGTATCTGCACGAGCATTCACACGCTGCGGTAGGTCGTGCGTTCGGCCATGCCCCCACGGTCCACGCCGACGTGAAGATCGTCGAAACCAAAACCCCGCTAGGCGTGGGGCTTGGGCTTGGGGTTGAAGTCAACGGCGGCACCTGCCGCCACGCCACGGACGCCCCCATTCCGCCCAACCAGAAGGCTGCGATCAGCGTAGCGGGGTTCATGGGCGAGTTGTGTGTGCCGGCCCTTGCGCTCATCGTGCGTGAGGAGGACGACGGGCAGCAAGCCCGCATGGAAATGACCCGCGACAAGCATTTCTGGACGGGCCTGTTCCGCGCCATCAACATGCACAACGAGGACGAGGACGCGAGCGGCAAGCCGAAAAAGTCGGACAACATATTCGTCCACACGTCCGGTTCCGGTTCGGAGTCCGACGCCCGCGACCTCTACGAGTCGGCCCCCACCAAAGACCTGCGCCTTGTCGCCGTGCTCAAGGCGGGCGAAGTGCTCGACGCCGAAGCCAAGAACATATGGGACGTCGCGCTCGACAATACAATCAATCACCTGCGGGTGATCAACGACGCGCTGCGGCTGCGGACACTCGCGCATCTGTTGTGCGAACGGGCGCAGGGTGGCGAATTCGGCGCTGCGTTCGTGAGCGAGATCGCCCCCGCCAAAGTGACGCTGCAATGAAGCGCACCCCTACCGAGTACCTCAACGAATACGACCCGCGCCACTTCTGGACCGAGCGCAGGGGAATGCCCCCGTGGCACCCCCCGCGCCGTGGCCTCGACGTGGACACGGTTGTGTTCATCATCGTAACAATCGTTGCCGCCCTCGCCGCCTTCGGCGTGTGGTGGACCGAAGGAGGACTATGACCCCCGCCGACCTCGACGCGCTGGTGGTGAGGCTTTACCGCATGGCCGACATGAGCAGCACTGATAACGATTTGCGCGATATTGCCGCCGCCGTCGCCGCCCTCGTCCAACTGCGCGAGGAAGTGGCGCGGCTAGAGGGCCAATTTGCACCGCCTGTATATGAAGGATGGGGACTGCTCTTAAATCCGCCAATCAAACATGGCCGAGCTTGCGCGTTCGTAACGAAGGAAGATGGCACGGAATGGCGTGCCGAGGATGAGGATTGCACTTGCGGGTACGAGTGGCGGGTTCGACTGTCAACCGAAATAACGCTGCACAACGCATGGGTAAAGCGCGCCACAGAAGCCGAGGCGGAAGTGGCGCGGCTCAAAATGAACCAACGGTGTTCTGCCATAGAACAGGGGGAGGTTGGCTATCCGTGCGTTTTCCGTGCCGAAATGGAGCGCGCCGAGGCCGAGGCCCGCACCAAGATCGCAGAGCAGCTACTCAGGATCGCCGCCCTTGAGGCCGAGCGGGATGCGCTGGCAACGATATTCAGAGTCAACATTTTGCGCCTTGCTCCGCAGACAACTCACGCAGAGATTGACGCCGCCATTGACGCTGCAAGGGAGAAGCCATGATCTACGACAGTTGGTGGCCGTGGAGAATTGGAAGAATCATCAAGCGTACTAAGACCCACACGCACGTTAGATGGTTAGATGGTGAAGTTTGGCGGTATGACAAAGCCCACACGCAATTTTTGCGTAGCTCAAAGGATAGACATGACACCCGAAACACGCACCCCCACGCAACAAGCGGGCTACCTGTGCGACCTGCTGCTCGTGTTCGAGGCGCAGAAGAAAACGCTGGCCGAGGACAAGCGCCGGTTGGACGAGGCGATGGCGAAAGCGAAGTTCGACCTCGCCCGCATCATGCAGGAAAGTGACATGACCGTGTTCGGCACCGCCCGCGCCACGGCAACAATCGAGACTACCGAGGAGTCGGTGGTGGAAGATTGGGGCGACCTCTACGCGCACATCATCAAGACCGGCGACTTCGACCTGCTGCACCGCCGTTTGTCCAGCACCGCCGTGGCCGAGCGTATGTTGGCGGGGGCCACCGTCCCCGGCGTGGGTTCGCGGCCCGTCACCACCGTGAAGGTGCGGCCCACCCCCAGATCAGCGTAGCCCGTCAACAAGGAAGAAATTCGGAGTCCCGGGGCGTCCCGTCCCACAACAGGAGAAGCAAAGTGAGTGAAACCAAAGTGGTCCCGTGGAAAGAGAAGCTGCAGGAGAAGGTGAAGATGCAGCAGCAGCAGGAGAAGGCGCAGGGTGGACAATTCATTTCCATCAAGTCGGGCGTCATGTCGTATGGCGGTCTGCCGGTACAGGGCAACAAAGCAGACATGGTTGTGCTCGAAAGCATTTTCGAGAACAGTTTCTACCCCGACAAATACGGCACGACCGATAACACATCCCCCGCGTGTTATGCGTTCTCACCAACGGGGGGTGAGGACATGGCTCCGCACCCTGACGCGGAGCACCCGCAGAGCAAGACCTGCCGCGAGTGCCCGCAGAACAGGTACGGCAGCGCGGACGGCGGGCGTGGCAAGGGGAAGGCTTGCGCCAACCGCCGCCGGCTGGCGGTAATCTCGGCTGCGTCGGTGTCAAGCGCCGAGGAGATCAACAACGCGCCGACTGCGTACCTGCGGGTGCCGCCCACCAGTACGCGCTACTGGTCGGCGTATGTGCAAAACGTGCTGGCCCGCACCGACATGCCGTTCTTCGCCAGCATCACGAATATCGGGGTGGTGCCCGATCCCAAGACCACCATGCGTTGCATCTTTACGCATGTCGCAGAAGTCAAGGACGACGAACTGTTGGAGGCGCTGTATCGCCGTGCTGCCGCCGAGGCGTCCCTGATCGACTTTCCGTATCCGAAATCCGCGACCGGCGACGAGCCGGAAGCGCCCGCTGCCAAACCCAAGAAGGGGAAATTCTGATGACCACCGCAAAGAAAGAAAAGCTGTTCCTCACCATCGAACGTTCGACGTTGGATGACTGTTTGTTCGCCGCCGTGCAGGAAATGATCGACGCGGCCAAGCTGCCACTGTCGCACCGGCAGAAGTTGCGCGTGGCCGACCAGATCAGCGAAGGCGTGATGAAGATGGTGGACGCCGAGAGCATCCCGACGCCCAAGACTGTTCGCGCTCCGGCGAAGCGCCGCACGAAGGCCGAAATGGCGGCGGCGAAGTTGCCCCCCGCCCCCGAGTCTGGGATTCTGCCCGCGCCGTTCGGCGCAGCCCGCGCCGCGTAACACCCCGCCGTTTGTTGGTTTCGGCCCCGGTGTGTGTTCCGCACCGGGGCTTTTTTCCCTTGAGAGGGCAGAATGGACTCCGCAAAAGAACTGGTCGTCGTTGACTTTGAAACCGAGGCGATAGGCCCCCGACCCGCGCACTACCCACCCCGCATCGTGGGCGCGGCGCTGTCCTATCCCGATGGGCGCAGCGAGTACCTAGCTTTCGGCCACCCGAGCAACAACAACTGCACTGAGGACGCCGCCCGCCGCGCCGTGGCGAGCGCCTATCGCGGCCCCGTCGCGTTCCACAATGCCGCGTTCGACATGGAGTGTTCCCGCGTCCAATGGGGCATCCCGTACCCTGCATCGTGGCATTGCACAATGATTCTGGCGTTCCTGTGCTACCCCCACGAGAAGAAACTCGCGCTGAAGCCTCTGGCTGAGGCTCTATTGGGCGATCCGCCTACGGAACGTGACACCCTAGCCGAGTACATCAAAGAGCACGTCCCAGAGGCTAGAAAAGGCTCGCCGTTCGCCCACATCTGCAAAGCACCGGGGGATGTGGTCGCCCCCTACGCGATGGGCGACGTGTACCGGACCCGCAGGTTGTACGAGCACCTTGCCCCGATCATTGAAGCGCGGGTGATGGACGCCGCGTACAACCGGGAGCGCCGGCTGCTCCCCCACCTGATCGCCGCCGAGTGCGGGGGTATCCGTGTGGACCGGACTTTGTTGAGCCGATGGGCGGGGGAGTTATCCGAGGGGCTGCTCCGCGCCGAGTCGGACATACATCGAATAATCGGTGTCGTGAACATCGACTCGGGTGAGGAGTTGGCCGACGCGCTCGAACGGGCAGGGCTGGTTCACCCTGACGCTTGGTTACGCACCCCTACCGGCGCACGGTCTACCAGTATGCCGGGGCTGGCTCACGCTATGAGCCACGAGCCGGAGTTGCGGCGTATGTTGAACTACCGCGCCAAGAGCGCGACGCTGCTCCGTAATCACACCCTGCCGTGGCTGGATGCGTCCACGTCCAACGGGCGGCTGCATTCCAGTTTCAGCCAAACAAAGGGCGAAGCGGAAACCGGGGCGCGGACGGGCCGCATTTCCTCGTCCCACCCGAACTTGAACAACGTGCCGCAGCCGCAGATATTCGACCTGCCAGAGGGCTACCGTCCGTTGCCGCGAATGCGACAGGCGCTGCTTCCGAACGAGGGCGAACATTGGGTGAGTTGTGACTACTCGCAGATCGAACTCCGCATCCTTGCCCACCTAGAGGATGACGACTTGATGCGGGCGTACCAACACGACCCGAACATCGACATGCACTCGCTCGTCGCGGACATGATTCGGCAGCGCCTCAAGGTGGACGTCAACCGGAAAACGGCAAAGACGATTTCGTTCGCCGTGATCTACGGCGCGGGCCTCGACAAGCTGGCTGAACAGCTAGGCGTGGACCGGGGCCAAGCTATGGCTCTGCGCGATGCGTACTACCGTTCGCTGCCCGGCGTGGCCGACATGCAGAACGACATACGCAAGCGCGGTCAGCGCGGCGATCCGGTGCGGACCCTCGGCGGGCGCGTGTACTACGCGGAGAAAACGCCGCAGTACGATTTCAGTTACAAGCTGCTGAACTACACGATTCAGGGCGGGTGCGCCGATCTGCTGAAACAGGCGATTATCGACTACTCGGACGCGAAGCCACTCGGCACCGGCCAGCTTTTGGGGACCGTCTACGACGAACTAAACGTGAGCATGTCCCCCGACGCCGACCCGCGTTTGTTACGCGACATAATGAACACGGCTATGACGCTCGACGTGCCGATTATCTCCGACTTGGAGGTGGGGCCGAACTGGGCCGACCTGCAACCGTTCGAGGAGAAGTAACAATGACAAAATACTCGGACTTTTTTGCAAACGAGTGGGCTAAGACGCGGCCACCTTGGCGTGTGTGGCTGTCGGCGTGGTCGTACTCGCGCCTAGTCAAGTACGAGGAGTGCCCCCGCTCCGTCTACTACCTGTATGTCGAGAAACGCGGGATTGGAGAGAAGTCGGAGGCCATGCTGCGCGGCCTCGCCGCACATGAGGAGTGTGCAAGCATCTATTCGGGTGAACCGTTCAAGATGAAAGACTCTGTGTTGTCGCAGGAGTGGCGGCTCAAGCTGGCCGCGCAGCGAGAGGACTGGCACCCCGACTTGGAAGCCGAGTTGCAGGTGGCGTACAACGCATTGTGGCAACGCCGGAAGTGGTTCGACAAGGACGTGGCGTTCCGCTGCGCGTTCGACGGATTCGCCTATGCCTACGGCACTGACATAGCGATCTTCGAGCACAAGACGGGGAAGCCCTACCACTCCCACCGGGACCAAGCGGAACTGTACGCTTGCGTGGCGCACAAGATGCACCCGGAAGCTGACGGCGTGACGGTCAACATACAGTACCTCGACCTGCCTGTGTCCCGTGCCCCCACAGTCCATAGCTGGACTGCTGCCGAGTTGATAGTGGGCCACGAGGGCAAGCCGCTCATCAACAAGTGGATTCAACGGGCGAATGTGATGCTGGCCGACCGGGACTTCCCCATGCGGGCTGGCCCCCAATGCCGGTATTGCCAATTTCGCGGCGAAGTGGGAGGCCCCTGTGCCATCTTCTCGTAAGCCCCATTGGAAAGTCCGCATGGACTTGCCCGAGTTGCTGCTGAAGGAGCAGGAACGCAGGGAAGCGTTGGTGCGGGCGGCGATGTACACACGGCAACGCAATGCGCGGCGGCGAGTGGTGCCTATTGCGCGTCTGGAGTCTGTGGAACAAAGTAGGGTCGTAGACGGATGCACGCGGCGAGGGTGGAAGATTCGCAAGTTGATGTCGCCCAATGTGCGGGGGTGGCCCGACCTGTTCGTGATGGACCCCAAGAGCAAGCGGTGCGCGTTCGTGGAAATGAAAGTGAAGAACCGTTCGGCCCAACCGTCGGCGGCGCAGCTTGCTACGCATCAAATGCTGCGGGACTGCGGGTTGAATGTGTTTGTTGCGTGGAGTTCCACGGAGGCACTCCAAATACTTGAGGAGATTTTCAATGCCTAGTTGGGAACCGAAGGAATACCAGATCAAGGCGATGCAGTTTGCGTTGGAGCACGCGAACTGCGGGCTGTTCTTGGGGATGGGCGCGGGCAAGACGAGCATCGTGCTCGGTGCGCTCACCGTGTTTAAGGCGAAAAGTGCCATGCGGCGGGCGATCATCGTCGCCCCGGCCCGCGTGTGCAGCAACGTCTGGGAGCCGGAGCGCGACAAGTGGACGGATTTCCACGGCCTCTCGATCTCGGTGCTGCATGGGCCGAAGAAAGATCGCCTGTTGGAAGCGTTCGACCATGACATTGCGGTGATCTCCGTGGACTCGCTGCTGTGGGCGGTCAAAGCGGGCGTGTTCGAGAAGGTAAACCCCGACATACTGATCGTGGACGAGTCCTCGTTCGTGAAGTCGCACACGTCGCAGCGGTTCCGCATCCTGCGCTCCCTGCTGCCGCGCTTCACCCGGCGCATCATCCTCACTGGCACGCCGTCCCCAAACGGGGCGATGGACTTGTGGGCGCAGATGTATGTTGTGGACCGTGGTGCTGCGCTGGAGCCGTACATCACCAAGTTCCGCCTGAAGTATTTCACGGACGTTGGCTACGGGTTCCCCGATTGGCAGTTGCAGGAGGGGGCCGAGGCGAAGATTGCGGAGCGCATCAAGCAGTCCGTGTTCCGCGCCGACGATCCCGAGGTGAGGGCGCTCCTGCCGGAGATTCAGCACAACGAAATTGCCGTGCCGCTGCCGCCGGCCGTGCGGGCGCAGTACGAGAAACTGGCAAGGGAGTTCTTCTTGGCGCTCGGCGACGAGGTGGTGATGCCGTTGAGCGCGGCGGCGTTGTCGCAAAAGCTACGCATGTTGTGCAACGGGACCATTCTGGCGACGGACGATCAAGGGAAGATCACCCGCGCCGACATTCACTCCGAAAAGCTGGCCGCGCTCGACTCCATCGTGGGCGAAGCGATGGGTAAGCCCTTGTTGGTGTTCTACGAATTCATCGGGGACCGCGACGCTATCTGCGCTCGTTACGGAGCACCTTACATCGGCGGGGGCACCACGGACGCACAGGCGATGAAACTCGTTAGTGATTTCAACAAAGGAAAAATACCACTGCTAGTAGCCCACCCGCGCTCGGCGGGGTTCGGACTGAATTTGCAGGAGGCGTGCAACGAGGCGGTGTGGTTCGGCCCGACGTGGGATTGCGGTGTGTACGAACAAGCGATGGCCCGCATTGCGCGGCAGGGGCAGAAGGAAAAGCACGTCACAATCCATACCATCGTAGTCGGGAATTCCATCGAGCAGCGCGTGTCGTCGGCGCTCGCCGGAAAGGTCAGCAACCAACAGGAATTGCTCACCGCGTTGCGACGTTAGTGAACACTCTTTCTCGTTGACAGCGGGCGGTGCGCCGCTAAGATTGGCGTGTCGGTCCCGCTGTTCGATCCCCCCATTTATTCGAGGAATTCTAATGTGGCAAGATTTCGCCGTAAGCGATCTGCGCCGGTCAGGCTTGGCCCTCACCGACATAGACGCAGAAGAAGCAAGGAACGCCATTGGTGTCATCGACGGGTACAAGATTCCTTACTACACGATCACCGGAGAACGACACCCTACGATGTGGCGCATCCGACTACGCGATGCGTACATGAAGTACTCGCAGCCGAAGGCCGAAGAACTCGGCGCAGATACCGCCCCACCATATTTTCATCGGCACTGCGACTACTCGAAGGTCGGGCTGACCAAGATCATTTGCGAGGGCGAGAAGAAGGCGCTCACAGGGTTCAAGTTTCTCTCGAACGTGCAGACCATCGGCATCGGCGGGTGTTGGAACTGGCAAGCGCCACTTTCCGACTCCGACATACGCCGCAAGGAGGAGTTTCCCGACCTGCCAATCATGGCGCGGCTGCATCCCGACATCATTGAGTTCTGCAAGAACGCGAAGGGGCCAATCAACTACGTCCCCGACGCGGACTATCGAACAAACGACCAAGTTTTGCGGGCGCTTGGCTCGATGCGCCTCGCGTTCCAAGCGGCGGGCCTGAAGCTGCGAATCATCCTGCTGCCGGAGGGGGGCAAGGGGCTGGATGATTTCCTCATGGCGCAGCCCCCGGGCACGCACGACTCCGCGTTCTGGGCGCTGGAACAGACTGACGGGAAGGGGATGCTCACCCGCGTGTCTGACATGCAGGCAAAGATCGGACTGGTGCTGGACGGCAAAGGCAACCCATCGCTGGTCGAGGCTCTGTTGGTGGACGCGCTGGCCCGGTGGGAATACCTGTCGGAGAACTACTATTTCGACACCCGCGCCGTGCGCCACATGCTGAAGGGCGAGGATGGGGTGTTCCGCCCCATGAGCGACATACACATCGAGGCGTTGAAGCGGCACATGCAAGCAGCGTTGGGGTTCATAAGCATTCCCCGTGACAAGATGGAGTCGCTCATGTACGGGCTGGCGATGAAGTTCCCGCGCAACCCCCTCGCCGATCACTTGAACAGTCTGGTGTGGGACGGCGTATCGCGCTTCCCTACGCTCGTGGCGAAGCTAGGCGTGCCGGATGCCCTGCACGACTACGCAACCGGCGTGTTGAGGAATCTGGTGGTGGCCGCGAGTGCCCGTGCGCTGAAGCCCGGGACCAAGTTCGACCATTGCGTGATCTTGGAGGGCCATCAGGGGTTCGGCAAGAGCACGTTCTGGGAATTGCTCGCCACGTTGGACGACGTTTGTTACTACGCGGTGGCCTCGATCACGGCGAACAGCCACGTCATCGGCACCCGCGACTTCCTCACCGCCGGGAGCAAGGCGATCTTCTACGATCTGGACGAACTCGGTGTGCTCTCCAAGTCCGACGTGAACGCAGTCAAGACGATGCTCTCGACCACGATGGACACCTACCGGCCCGCCTACGGGCGCTCGGATGTGGAGGTGCAGAGGGCGTTCCTGTGTGTTGGCTCCACGAACTCGGACTCATACCTCATCGACCCCACAGGCAACCGGCGCTTCTGGCCGATCAAGGTGGGTGAAGGGACTAGGCACTTCGACAAGACGTGGCTCGTCATCAACCGGGAGCAGTTGTGGGCCGAGGCGATGGCGTCGCTTCACGCCGGTCACAAGTTCTGGGCGCTCACCGATGAGCAGGAGAAGCAAGCGACGCAGGAACAGGAGTCGCGTGTGGTGGAGGATGGGTTCGACGAGCCGGTGCGCGACATTCTCAACACCGCGTTCGCAACGAGCGTGGTGAACCGCCCGCTGACCCACACGCACAACGGCAACGACTACTACCTTTTTACCAACACACGCCTATACGACATGCTCAACGTACCGCTTGAGCGAAGGCAGGGGCACTCCCGTCGCATCGGCTTGGTGATACGCCGTGTCGGTGATGGCCGGTGGATCAAGGCGAAGGTGCGGCAATTTGGCTGCACCACGAGTGCTTACCTGCTGCCCAAGGTGTGGGCCGACGAACAGCCGCGCATCGACATTGACTCGCCGAAGTATTAGGCGCAATATTGCCCCGTAAGTAAACCACCAGAGGAGAGAAGGAAAATGAGCACCAGCAACAACCGTGCGCTACGGACCAGCGTGTGGCATGACATGGACAACCTCATCAATATGGAGGTTGTCTATGAGGATACAGTGGCGAAATCCAAGTGGTCAGTGCGCGTCATGCTGACACCGGATCAGGCTGAGTCCCTAGCCCAACGTCTGTTGGTCAACATGCCCACGAAGCCCGCACTCTCCCCGTCGGCCGACACTAGGTAGATAGCACCCCGGCGCTTGCGTTCGTCGTCCAGACTTTTGCAAGTAGCCGGGTCGCAGTCTGGTGGTTGGATCAGCTTCGGGCACTTCATTACTCTGCAAAAGTCGAAGTCCCCGTGGGCGATGTCCAGCATCAGCAGTTCACCCCGCCATTGGTCGCGGTGCAGTTGGCGGTGTTTGTTGTCGTGGTATTCGTGGTGTTTGTTGTAGTGTTGGTGACGTTGGGTTGCAGCGCTGACAGGCCCGACCAATCGAATGGCGTCGGCTTGAACTGCGTCACCGCACCGAACCCCGCCCCGGCGATGTTCTCCATCGACCCATAACTGGCAATTGCCACGTTCGCCGCGTTATTGCTCTGCGTCGTCGCCACCCTGTAGCCGTACCAGCCCAATCCAATCGCCGTCAGCGACGGCATCAGCACTTGCGCCCATTGCAGCGCCTCGTTCTGCGGCGGTTGTATGTTGATAGGCTCCTTCGCGCCCGCCTGCATGGCGAGCAGCATCACGGCTACCGTCTTCGTCGTCGCGTCCCCGGCCAGCGCAAGCTGCATGATCGCCTTGCTCTGTTCCACCTGTGCCGCGTTGCGTGCTTCGGCTGCATGTTGAATGGCAAGCGCGTATTGCTGGTACGCCTGCGTTGTTGAACATCCGGGCAGCACCATTGCTGCAAGACAAACCCACGCGGCTCGTTTCATTGCTGCCCCCATAGAAACGCCATACGCACTCCGGTGTCGAGGTCGGCATCGGATACTGAATGCGTGAATGCGTCGTGACCGTTCTCATGCTCGCCGATGGCGCACGTGAGCCAGTAGAGCGTGTTGAAGTCTCGCAGATTGAGGATGTCATCCGGCCCCACTTCGCAAAGCTGGCACACGGCCATAACGTAGGCATTGGTGTCGTTCTCGCTCGACGGTGCCCACCGATTGATGATCTCGCGCACAGTGTCGATGCGGTTGGCGAGCGGCTTGTCGTAGTAGACGATCAGCAGTCTCGCCAGCGCACACACGCCCTCGACCATCGACTTGAAGATGGCGAAGCGACCATCGCTGCCGGTCGCGCCCATGCCCTTCGTGAATGCACCATACTCGATGTTGCCGGGGTTGCAGTTACGCAGGCCGCGAGGGGTAGTCACCACTGCCACCATTCTTTACTTGACGGGGGTTGGTTTCGGAACTGGACGCACACTTGGTCCCGGTACTTGACTATTTCCACTAGGGACTGCTGGCGGCGCAGGCACTCCCCCCACGGTCCCGTGTCCGCTAGGGCTTGCAGGTACAGCGTTTCCAGCCGCCCGTCCTTGATCGGTTCCGGCAGCGGGCACGTTTGGAGCAGGCTCGCCGGGATCGGTGGGGGTTCGCAAACTGGCTCTTTGACGGTTAAGGACGAGCATCCCGTCAGCAGGAACGACACAAGCAGGATTCTGGAATACCGGCTGGCTGGCGACATAGGATTGCCCCTTCACGTAGACCTTCTGCACGACTGTCTTGGCATTGCTCTCGCCCGCGATGTAGGCGGCTTCCATGTCGATGATCTTGTTCTCGGCCTCAATTCGTGCCTGCCGTGCTGCCTCGTCAATCTTCATCTGCGCCACCGCCTGCGCCTGTTCATGCTTGGCGATCTGGCCGTCCTTCCACGCCTTCATCCCAGCCCCGCCCATCGTCAGGCCAGCGATGAACGCAATGATGAGCGCATAGATCATGGCGCGTCCTTCTTGGAGATCAGCTTCCGTGCCTTCTCCAACAAAGAGGCCCGCACATCTGGATGCTGATACAGGTACATCCCGCCCCACGTTACGGCGACGCCAAGCCAGAACCCGATGATTGCGCTCATATCAGTTTCGCCTTTGGTTTGGGTGGAGGTTCGGGCGGCTCTGGCCGGTTGATGATGTCCGTCACCGTCGTCGCGGTCTTCCCGACCACGAAGATTGCCAGCACACCCAACAGCAGCGTGTCCACATCCTTGCCGTCATTGCTCCGGTCCACGATGACCCAAATGCTCATCCCGGCCATTGCCAACAGGATGTGGTTCGTGAGGCTTGCGCGACTATTCGGCCCCATCAGAATATCGACGACGTTGTACTTGTTCTTGGTGGCGTTGAAGCGGTACATCATCCACGCGAAGCAGATTGCCCCAATCAACCACAGCGCGTTGACAAAGGAGAGGGTCATTTCGGCAACATTCGTCCCGCCACAAGTTGCTGCAATACTTCGATCTGACCGCTAAGACGGTCCATGCGAGCAAGTAACTCTCGGCGCTGCTCCGATACCTCAATGTCGTGCCGACGAAGGGCAGTATCCATGTGGTCTTGACGAACCTCCACCACCCGGATGCGCTCATTAACGCTACTACCCCATATAACAAGGGCGACAATGAACGGACTGATGCCGATGAACGTGCCGATGATCTCCTTTACCAGCGTCCATTCGGACTTGGTTTTGGTGCTGTTGCTTTGGTCTTCCGCTTGTGATGTTAGTGTTGGCACGGATACCCCTACGGAACTAAGTGGAGAATGACTGCCCCATCGGCGGTAACCGGCCACCCCTGAACCCAGTGATCTACCAGCCCCGGTGGGGGCGGCACCCCGCCTACGGCAGAAGCATAACCTCCCCCCGCCGCGCTGGCGGACCCGGGCCGCGCGGTGGACGTAACATACACCGCCGCCGCACCACCCCCACCCGCTACGGCCCGGCCCACCCGGCCAGTCTTCGCCGTGGACGCCGCTGCGCCGCCACCGGCCGACGCCGCGCTGCCTGTAACCCCTACCGCCTGCACCCCCACCGCAGCAGTCGCGCCGCCGCCCGCCGATTTGGCGGTGCCAACGCGGCCTGTGTACCCTGCGGACGCCGCTGCGCCACCCCCGCGACTGGCGGCGGTGCCTGTATGTCCTGCGACCCCGGCGGATGCCGCCGAACCGCCACCGGCCGATTTGGCGGTGCCTGTGATGCCTGCTGCCTGCACCCCTACCGCAGCAGTCGCACCACCCCCGCGACTGGCGGCGGTGCCAGCACGGTCTGAGTGCCCTGTGGACGCCGCTGCGCCGCCGCCCGCCGCCTTCGGGACGCTTATGCGGTTGGCGACGCCCCTCGCCGACGTTGCGCCGCCGCCCGCCGCCTTCGGGATGGTCAGGTGATTGGCGACGCCCCTCGCCGACGTTGCGCCGCCGCCCGCCGCCTTCGGGATGGTCAGGTGATTGGCGACGCCCCTCGCCGACGTTGCGCCGCCCCCACGACAGGCGGCGGTCCCGGCACGATCTGTATGTCCAACCGAGGCCGCACGGCCACCGCCTGCGACCTTGGCGGTGCCGACGCGAGCAACTACGCCCGTCGCTGAAGCAGCGCCGCCGCCAGTTGCCGCAGCGGTGCCTGTTACACCGGCCGCTCCCGCAACTTTCCGCCCGAAGAAGACGCGGATTGTAGTCACGGGTTACCTTATGCGGCCGTCGTCGGAATCGCCAGTACGAAGTCAGCCCACTCCTTCGGACTTGTCTGGTCTACGGCAACCACCGTCACCACATCGGCGTTCATTTCGGTGGCTGAGAGAGAAATCTTGACCAGAATGGTCGCGGAAGGATCGACGGTAGGTAGCGTAGTCAGGTTCGTCAGTCCGCCACCGTCCTTGTCCACCTTGAAGTCGCCCGACGCGATGGTGGGGCTGGACTTGAAGCTGCCCGCAACAACCATGTCGGACAGCGCGATGCGGAGAACGAAGTCCTCACCCTTTACTGGAGGATTATAGGGAGCAGCCATTATGGGAGTCCTCCAATAGCGTATGTCGGGTTGGGGTTGCCCATGTCCAAGTGACTTATGCCAACCCCAAGTCCCGGTATGGTCGTAGTGGTTTCACCGGAAAAGACTGGTGACGCACCGCCCCCGGCATTGTTGCGTGAAGCCCCCCGACAATTCGCAAGACCGAGAACTGGTCGGTGGTTGGCGTTACCGAGAGTGATGTAGCCGAGATCAATCTGATTTATGCCGTTAGGTTCCACCGCAAGACAATAGTCGGTGTTCGGATTGAGTATGACCGGGGTGGATATGCCGAATACCGCGTAGCGATCATCGGAGTTGCCGCCCATCTGTGCCCCGTCCACCTGCACAGAGGCCAGCACTGCTGGTGACCCCAGAGGAGAGGAGTACAGTCGCATGATGTAGTCCGCTCCCGCTGCGGACCCACCAATAGCTGCAACAAACGAGTCAACGGCGCACCTAAACGGTACTTGAAAAATCAGCCCGTACTCATCGGGAGTCGAGGTAGACACCCATTGGTACACCCCGTTGTACTTAATGAAGTACCCGCCCTTGATTATTCCCAATGTGCCGTCGTCCGCTTGAATCAAGACGTTCGGGTACGGGGTGAGGGAATTGCCCAGATTACCCCACGCCGCTCCAACATAAGTGTTGACGACGGGTCGTGTCACGTACCCCTGCGCCCCCAATATATGCTGTATGGTCACGCTGTCCGAGCCGCCGCGACCCGTCATGTCGAACACGACGGCAATAAGGTCGCCCTGCGCGATGCTCTTGCTCCCCGTGTTCATAGTAACGTTTACTTGCACGAAGTCGGATGCACTGGACATCTCGCCAGTCGCAGTGGTGCAATCCTTGTACACATCCCAAGTGCCGTCGGGCTGCGCTGGCGGACCCGCCGCAGTAGCTACGTCCTGTATGCCAACACGCACTACCGAAGAAGCATTGGCGTAGGTCACGTTGTTGGTGAAGAAGCTGATGATGGACGATGTGCCAACGGTCTTTGCAGAGGTCGGGTTCCCGAACCAGTGCATGTGCCCCATGTGCGCCGCCTTCTCCCCCACAGCGTCTATTGTTGCCGCTTGAATCACGGAGGAATAGCCGCCAATGGTGCCGCTAATGTTGAGCGATGTCCCGCCGGAAAACAGGGTTGGTGGGAAAAACCACGGAGCGCCGTTGCTTACATTTAGCAGCGTCATATCGTCACCGTTATTCCGGCAAGCAGCCCCGCCTTCACCTGTGCGTTTGTTTTCCCGACTTTGTACGCACGAATCGTAGACTTGATGAACCCGTTGATGTCGTACTCATCGAAGTCCGCCAGCACCTCAGTGACGGTAACCTGCCGGTTGCCCTTACCAACACCATTGAACTGTATGTTGATGTCGATGTGCTCCCCGCCGGGACAGATGTCCACGGCGGTAAGGATGATCGTAGTCATCAGTAGTTCAGGTTCAGCGTCGCGCCGGTAGACAGGGTGAACGTTCCCTGTGCGGCAAACGTCTCCGTGACGATGGGGGAGACAAGACAGGCCGTCGTCGGTTGTCCGGTAATGGCAATCGGAGTCCCCGGCGTACCCACCGCAGCTACCTTGAACGTGTCCGTCGTCAACGAACCGTCAGTACAGACGACGTATGTCGTACCTTCGGTCAGTCCCGTGGGCGGCGTGCCGCCGTAGAAGGTGATCGCCAGCCCGCTGGTGAAGCCATGCGCGGGGCAGTAGATGGTGTTCGCCGTAGCCGACAGGCTGAATTCCTTGGGGTTTGCCCCGTTGGGCGACACCGCCAGTTCCGTACCGGCAGTGACGGCGGTGCCGAAAGCAATCCAGTTGACTGCGGCGGCTGCGGGAACATCGAATACGGGTGCCGTGGATGAGGTCCGCACCCCACCGCTGGCTGCGCCGAACGTAATCGTCTTGCGAGCATACGCAGGAGTGCCGCCGGTTACTTCGTTGGCGAACGTTTGGCCGGGAAAGCCGGTGTGAAGGGACGCATACGCAGGCGAAAGAGCGTCGAGCATGGAGCCGCGTGCAGAGGTGGTAAACATTCAGTTCTCCTTGATCAAGTCAATGACACACAAAGCTGCCCGGTACTGGTGACGGGAAATCCACCCACGAACAGTACACCTGCCGGGAGTCCAGCGGTACAGTCCAACACATGAACCTCCCCGTCTGCCGACACCGCTATGCCCCCCACCAATGACGCGGTGGCGGACGGCGCGGCAAACGTCACTCGCATGTACTGCTCCGGCGTGTAGCCGATGCCGCCCATAGAGGTGAAGGACGACAATGCCGTGCTCTGCGCCAACCCCCATGACGAACTCTCCACCAACATACCGTTGATGAACTCGGTGGGTCCACCCAGTGGCCCCGTCCCCTCGCCACCGTCGAGTCCGTTGGGGCCATTGGGCGGGGGCAGGATGGTGAAAGCAAGCGCAGATGCCGCCAACGCCGCTTCCGCCCCCACGGAGGAAGTGTCCGAGGAAGTGGTCGGGTTGAACAGCCGCGATATGGCGTTTGTTACGGGGGACACCGCCGACAAGAACATCGCCAGCAGTACTGCCCACCAACGCGATATTTTCTTGGTCATGGTTACGCGGGGCTGGGGGTGGTCGCGGACGATTGCCCAGACTCGACGGTGCCGGAGTACAGCATGTAGCTGTCCACCGCCGGGCCTGCCGAGGTCACGATGGACACCGTGGTAAGGTCAACTTCGAGGACCGTGGCAACATACGCTGGGTCGGTGGCGATATGTGCATCCCACGTAAACACGAAAGTTTTGCCCGTAGTGAATCCGGTGAAATCAAAACCGAACGTCGATCCGCCCGCAGTGCCGAACGGCGTAGCGGTGGTGATCGTGCCGTTGACCTGACTGATGTGGTGGCCGAACACCAGCGGCGGGTTTCCCGGCGCAAACGAGAACGTATTCGACAAATCGAACGTGATCTTGGTGAGCGAGTACGTGTCCGAATTGACGATGGTGGTGGTGAACACCGTGTTGGTGGTGGGGCCGGGGATGGACATGTCGAATTCGCCAGTCCCCACAGTACCCGCCACATTCATGCACACCCACCCGTCTATGGTCACGGGCCACCCGGCGACGTAGTTCGCCACCGCCGCCGTAGAGACTACCAAGCGGCCGTCGGGGACATACGGCAGACCCGAGTTCCACACCACCAGTGACGGCACCCCCAGTGTCTCCACCGGCCAGATGTAGAGGCGGTCATCATTGGTAAGTCGGAATGACCCGGAAGCGGGGTCGCCTACCCCGGGTGCCGTCTCAATCGTGGCAACAGCCTGCGCGCCCGGGGAGAAGGCAGTACCGGCCAACACACCCCACTCCGGCGCAGTAGGGGTGGCCACGCCCACGCCCTCCACCTTGCTTGTGGCGTCGTCAATCTGTGCGCGGTTGATGAAACTCATGGTGTCTACACCTCACACATTGCCAGCGCATCGGTCAGCGTGGGGGGTGCCCCGCCGTTGGTCAGTCCGAAGTAAGCAGTTTGCGCCCCTGACTTCGTGGCTGCAACACTGTACGCCCCCGCTGTGGCGTTCGCCGTTGGGTTGGGTGTAGTAGCCAGCCCGTTTATGTCGGTGACCGCTGTCGCGGTGAGCGACGACGGGGGGAACGTGCAGGATGCCCCCGACGCAGGGGCAGTGAACAGAACACTCACTCCCGCCACGGGATTGTTCAGGGCGTTCGCTGCCCGCGCCACCAGTGGCAACGCAAACGGGAACTGCGGGGCGACGGACTGGTTGTTGCCAGAGTAGGGAGACAGCGCGACAACCACCTCCGGGTCTATCGTCGTAAACGATACGATGTTGCTGTTCGTGTGGTTGCCATACGCCACAGTGAGGTAGAACTGCCCCAGCACTGCACTGGCAGTGAGAATGGGGGACATTGCTACACCGCTGCCGTTGGTGGTCACGAAGCGCGAGAGAGAACCACCCCCGGGCCACGTTCCCCTACCGGAAGGAACCGTGAACCCTACTGCCTGCCCCGGCATCGTGTTTCCGAACTGGTCTTGGATCAGCACAGATACCGCGAGGTAGTTCGAGTTCTGCGCTGCCGACTGCACCCCATTGGTCTGCGCGGACATGTACGTGGGTACCGGTGGGTCTACGTTGGTGAGCGAGTACACGCCGTACACAGTACCCACAGCTACCGACTGCACTGCCCCCAACCACGCTCCCGGTATGTTGTTCGTGTAGAGGTTGTTGAACCCGGTGAATCCACGCCCCGAAGAATCAGTGGTCGTGTAGTAGGGCGCGGGGGTGAACCCAGACAGAGCGAACCCACCACCCGGCTCCACCCCCTGCGGCAGCGACCATACTATCGGCTCGTTCGGCATACTGTTGCCGTTCTCGTCGCGCAAGTAACACACGATTTCTGCCGTATAGGTGTTCAGCGACACCTGCTGGTTGTCGCCGCCTATGATCGTAAGGGTGGTGGGGGTAGGCATTTCAGAACACCGAAGCGGTGGCGAGCAGGTGGCCGTTGGTGAGCTTTTCCATCGTCACAATAGCTTCCTTCAGCGGACCTGAAGAAAGCGTCGGAGCCACGCCGAGCGGCCACTTTACCGCCGCTGGCCACGTTATCGTGTATGTCGTCACCAGTAGAGTAAGGCGAAGGATGGTCCCGACAGGCACGTTGTTGATGGCCGCGATGACAGCATTGGCAGAGAGCGTCAACTCCTGCGACTGCCCATTGGCGAAGTCGATGGTGGGGGTGGCACCGAGCGTCGCGATGTACGGGGTCTGAACGAACGAGTGCGAGGTGGCATCCCCCGACACGGTGATCGAGGACGCCACTACCGGGCCAGTGAACGTGGCCCCCGTTACCAGAGCAGGCGCAGCCCCGAGCGCGGTAACTACGTCCGCACTGAGCAGCACAACGTCGCCGTAGCGCGTATTGAACGTGTTGACCATCGGCGGGAGCGCGGCAATTGCCCCGTCAACATACGTCTTGTTGGCGAGAGCGTTCCCCGTAGCCGGTGCCAGCGGTTGCAGAATGGGGCCGGTCATGGTGCCACCCGCCAGTGGCAGTTTCGCCGCGATGATCGGGTCCATCTGCGTCATCCACGACTGCACGTTTGTTACCGCAGGCAGCGTGGTGGTCGGGGTCATGGTCGTGGTGCTGGCCACCGCCGGTACCGCAGCGGACGGCATGAAATACCACCCATCCGGGTAGTCGCCCGACCCGGACGCTTTCATCAGGATGATCGCATCCCCAACTGCCACTGCCTTCGACTGCGATGTGTAGACGTTGCTGGAGTTGCCGACGTAGATGGTGAGCGTGCCGGTGACGCTGATGATGTAGAAGTCACCCTTGTTGCGCCCCGTTTGCGATGGGTTGGCCCCCAGCGCGGCGCTCCACGGACCAACATACGTTATGTCGGTGAACGGAAGCTGCGAAATCTGCACCTTCGTGTCCGACCCAAGCTGTGCCAACCCATTCGGCACGTTCGTCCGCGCCGTAATCGTGGCAATTGCCGTACCGTAGTCGTTGGTAACCGTGAGCGCGTCCGGGGTGGCGGACGAAACGGTATTGATCGTGCCAGCCACACTCGCCGTGTTGGTGATCCGGTACGTCATGGCAACATACGTCACCATAATCACTGCGCCGGTGATGATGAGTCCAGCAGGCGTGGAGGAGCCGTTAATCAGTATCGGGAGCGCGGCACTGCCATTCACCGAGAGCGTCATCGCTCCGGTGTTTGACTTGTCCGCGAGTAGCAAGTACGAGGTGCCCGTCGTTGGATTCGTGGGGAGCAGCGCGGACGCTGTGTAGTTGTTCCCCGTGGAATCCGAAGCCGCTCCAGTGAGCCAAGAGTAGGCGAAGTCACGAACCTGTGCCGCCTGCGCCGCATCCGTAGCGGCCATAGCCGCCGCGAGCGCAGTGATTCGGAACCCGCCCATCGCCAGCGCAGCGGACATGCCGCCCTTGCCGGAGCGCGAGAGCGAGTCGGTGAGTGCCGTGCCAACATCGGCCAGAGTGGGGTTCGCCCACGCAGTGGCGATAGTCGTTCCAGCGACTACGGGGTTACCGGCGGGGAGATAGTAGTTGCCGAACGAGTCACGAGACATGTTTGTTCCTCTATTGGCCGAACATACGCGCCAAACCGGCATTGGTGGTGCCTGCCGTCAGGCGTTCAATCATTGCCGCTGCGGAAGGACTGATGGGCTTGCGGGACAGCGCGTTCCACAACGCGGCAGCGGTGCCAATGCCTGCGGCGGTGCCCAGCGTCGGGTTGGTGGCGAGCGCAGTCGCGCCCCCCATGCCCAGCGGTGCTCCCATCAACATACCGATGTAACCGGCCCGGTTCCAGCCGGTAGGTGGGTTGGTGATTGCCTGTGCGGACGCCTGACGTAACCGCTCCCCGGGCGTGCGGGCTACCTGATCTATGAAATCTGTGGCGGCGAGGGTGTTCTTCGGGAGAAGCTGCCCGGCGTCGCTTAGTCCCCTATCCGCAGACTTCAGCACATCCATGAACGAGCCGTACTGGGCCTTCCACTGCTCGAACCCTGAGCGCATTGACGGGTTGGCAAGGACAAACGCATCGTCGTAAGCATCGCGGATCGCCCGATACGTCTCGCGCTCTGCGGAGTTGTCGGCGCTGTGCATGTTGTTTGTTGCGAATGACCGGCGCTTCATCAAGTCCTCGGCAGACAGCGCGTTAACCCCACCCCTCCGCTTGATGTCCTCCTTAAGAGCGTCCACCGCTTCGTCGAACTTGTTGAGCACGCCCTTCTGGCCCGTAGCCGCAAGGTTGTTGCCAATTTTATCCTTGGCGTCCCAAATATCAGAGATCACCTGAATCGCGTTGGAGTCCTTGCCGCTGTTGAACCCCGCCTTCATACGATCCAGCCGGTCAGCCATGTCAATGCGGGCCTGTCCCGTAAGTGCAGGCACCTCCATACCGGCGTTGCGTGTCTCGTTCCGCGTATGCCAATCCAAATTCTCGTGCCGATTGTTCCGCACCTTGGACCCGAGGATCGGAATTTGCTCCAACGCATCCGACATTTGTTGGGGCAACCTCTCCCCGCTCTGCGTGCTGATGAGCGGACGGGGAAGCCCGCCTTCTTCCAAGATTTTCGCGTTCTCATTGCCGAACGGTGTTTGCTTGCGGAACGGCAGCGCGGCGCGGCCTGCTATTTGCCCGACACCTTCTGCGGCTGCACCTTGTAGAAAGCCTCTACCGGCTTCGTTCGCCAGATTGTAATTTTCCTTCGGCTCGAAAATGTTCAGGAGCGATCCGATGCCACCCTGCCGCGCTATCTGCGGAATCATGCCCAGAGGCTTTCCAGCGGAGCCACCGGCCACGGCGAGGCCGAGGTCGGGCAGGAACTTCCCGAACGCACCGCCTGCGGTGTTGGACAGCGGCGCGTCGATGCGCTCCTTCTCGGCGGCTTGCTGCGACAACGCGGCCTCATCGCCCCACCCGAGCGACGCCGCCGCCTGCTGTGCCCCCAAGGTTGCGGACGGCCAGAATGACCCGAGTCCCTCCGCGAAACGCTGCATCGGGTGCCCGCTCGCCACCGGGCTGTATGTTGCCTTGTCCTGCTCGCGTTGCAGGTACGCCCTCCGCCCCGGGGTCACCGGGTCGAGCGGTATCTCTGGCACTCGGCTCCAGTCAATGCCCGACTCTGTGAGCGGGGGCACCTCGTCCCAGTTGATCCCGCTGGTCATCACTGCACTCCTTCCGTCCCGTCAGAGTAGAGAACATACGTCTTGCCACCCTTGACAAGTTTTTTGACGATGGTCTTGCCGCCGCCTTCGCCGCCACCAACCCGTGCCTGCGCTGCCTGCTTGGCGACGTTGCTCTGGAACATGCGTGTGCGCTCGGCTTCCTTCAACATGCCCTTCAGGTTCGCCAGCACTTTCTCCGGCGGATCGGAAGGCTGCACGATGAACGGCGCAGCGCGACTTTGCTCGCCTGAGGTAAACGCCGACCCGTACAAATCGTGCGTAAGTTTAGCTGCGTGTTTAGCGAACTCCGAACGGGCTTGAATCTGCGCCTCGGTAAGGTTCTTGGCAGAGGCCCACACACCCAACGGGCCGGGAACCATGCCGAGGAGGGCACCACTCGACCCGAACGCGCCCTCGTTTGTTTCGGCCATCTCTAGCAGGCTTTTGATTGCGGAATGGTTCTCCATCGACGCCTGCACCTTGGCGACTTCCTTCTCCTTCGCCGCAACGGGCATGACCTCGCCAACAAACGGCGCTGCCTCCGGCCTGCCGTCTTCTCCCGCGCGGAACAGCGTGCCGTTGGGGGCGCGGTTCACCGGGCGTCCAGTAACTACATCATAACCTTGCAACGTAGTATGTTCCACCGGAGGAGATTTCCCCGCTGCCAACGCTTCCTTGAGAGCATACATCTGCTCCATCTTGTTAATGTCGTTGGCAGCTTTGTATTCAAGCATCTGCTCCTTGAATATGCGGTCACGCTCTTTCTCCGACGCGGATTCCATTTGCTTCAGCGCAAGCTCATGCCTGCGATTGGACGCAAGTTCAGCAGCCTGTTCCTTCTTCGCCGCGATTGCTTCCGCCGCGAGGCGTGCTTTCTCCGGCGCGGCGATGGCGGTGTCCAACGCCTTCTCGGCCACCTTGGCGTGCATGGGCGAGAACGCCGCGCCCTTCGCGGCCCACTTCGCCATGTCTCCAATCTTCGCCGGGATCATCGGCGTCGCGGCGCGGTTCGGCACGAAGTCCTGTGGTGCCTGCGGGACCATCGGTGCGGCGGGGGCCGGTTCCAACGGTTGCATCTGTGAGTCCGCGAGCGCCATGGGAGCACCCGTCTCCATGTTGATCGCAGCGTCCTGCGCCAGTTTGTCCTGCTGCGCCGCCCGTGCGCTCATCCAATTTTGCACGTGCTGGTCTTGGTCGTACTCGACCCCGGGCGTGTTGGGCGGCGGCGCGATGGGGCCAGTGCCCTGCACGCCGGGGTCAGCGGGGGTGTCGGTGGGCATCTGCCCCAACCACTCGTCTGCCGCTGCGCTTCGCCGCTGCGCGATGTCCTGAAGCTGCGCGTCCATCTCCGGCTGCGCGAGGGCATTTAGCCCCTGCGAGACGGCGGGGCCAAGCTGCGCGTAGTACGGGTTCACCCAATGAGCGCCCCTGTAGCCGCTGTCAACCGCCGGTTGGTTCGCAAGTTGCTGCATCAGCGCCCGCTTGCGGGCAATTGCTATCTGCTCCTCATCGAAGCTCCCCGGCATGGAAGTCGAGGACTGCGACGGGTTGTACCCGAACGACCCTGAGTTGTTGAACGCCATGTCAGTTCACCTTCGAGTAATCGACCATGAGGTAGCCTGCCATCCCTCGGCTCACCGCTTCAGGCAGCGTTTGTTGGAGTTCCTGCGCCATCACGCCGCGCTCGCGCCGACCGGCGATGTCGTACTCGTAGAAGCTGTGACCCCCCGGCGTCTTGCCGAGCGCGACGATGTTGCTCTTGAGTCGCCGGTCGCTGCCGAGAGAGCCCCCCGCCGCCCCGCCGATTTTCGCGCCCACCGACGCCCCCATCGGTCCGCCAAAGTACGCGCCGAGAACACCCCCCGCTATCGTGCCGATACCGGACCCGATGCCTGCACGCCCGGCGTTCTTCGCGTTGGCGGCGTCAAGCTGTGCTTGATACCCCTTCTGTGCCGCACCTACAGCGTCGCCCGTGTTGTACACTCCCATGTTGCCTTGACCGATGTTGAAGTTGGCCGAGTCTGGTTGCGACAGGCTGTTGTAGCCCATCAACTCGGCCCACTGCTGCGCCCGGGAGCGGTCTTCGTGCGCCAGTTGCGCGGAGGCGGACGCTGTGCTCGCGCCGATGCTCGCCGACTGAATCTGCGCGTTCGCTGCGGTTTCTTGTCCGTGCTGAGTAAGCCACTGGCCCGCACCTTGACCTTGCGCGGCGTTGTGGAACGCGCCCAGCGTATCCACTTCGCTCTTTCCTTGGTTCCTGAGTTGCAGAATCATGTTCTGCAACCGCTCTTGCTCCGCGCCGCCGCCCGTAATGGCGTCGTTACGCGCACCCGCGTAGGCGCGTTCCTTCGCTTGGTTCATTATCTGCATGGCGTTGTTGAACGCCGGAGTGCCGGGGACCAGACCCTTGTTGGCAAGCTGTGTCTCAAGGGAGCGCTGCTGCTCTGCGTACTGCGGGTCCAGATACCCCGTCTGCCGCTTGTAGAGGGCGTCCTGCACCTGCTGGCGCTCTGCCGTAGTGTCTCCCGGCATCGGGGACAGCTTGGAGTAGTCCAAGTCCCTCTGGATGTCCTTGTTGACAGGGGACGGTCCTTCGGCCGAACCGCCACCGCCGCCACCGCCGCCACCGCCGCCACCGTACCCGTAACTACTGATCATACCGCCACCACCGCCACCACCACCGTACCCGCCGTAGTATTGATTGGCGAACTGCCCTGCGGCAGTGTTCCCCATCTGCCCATACTTGAGGCGAAGGGCGGCGTTCTGCTCGTAAATAGGTTGTTCAGTGGGGCCGAATGAAGTTTTGTTAGTCACCTTCCCAGTAGCGGGGTCTGTAACCCACTCGTTGCTGGACCCAGTGGGCCCGACCTGCGTGTAGCGGTTTGCGTTCATCACATCAGTAGCGGCCTGCTTGTTCAAACCCGCTTGTTGTGTGTTGAGCGCCGCGTAATCGGGGGCGGCTGGCGTCTTGGCTTTCTTACCCATGAGTATCTCCAATGAATCGGCAGTTCTTCTTCCACAGCACCATTAGGATGAGATCGCCTGACGGCATCGCCCCGCGCAACACTGCTTCGTTCTGAAACCCAAAATGTTCATTGAGCCTGCGTGCATCGCTGTTACTTGCTTCCACCTGAGCAGTGATCCGTTCCACTCCAAGGCGAACAAACGGGTAGTGAAAAATCGCATGGAGAAAAGTCCGAGTCATCCACCTTTTGCCGGGAATTCCGGCAATGTGCGCGAAGATGTTCGGTCCCGTGTAGTTCTCGTAGACCACCCCCGCTATGATCTCGCCACCTCTCTCCAGCCCCACTGCCGTGTGGTTTGCCCACCCCTCTGTTTCCAACAACCTTGCACAAAAGTCGCTGACCCGACCCCTGTCTGTTGTGAGCCTAAACCGTGCCACCGAGTTCATACACAAAATCCGTTGCGGCCCAAAGTGTCTCCACATCCTGCGCCACTACCATGTGCATTGCCGCCGCGTAGCCCATTCCCTCGACACTCTGCCACCGACGGTAACGCCCGTACCGCACGTCCCACTTTGCCGCGTCCCAAATCGCTTGGTCCCAAATGTAATCTTCCGACGGTTGGGGTATCACGCTGGGTGCCAAAGGCTCGACCACCTCGAAGTCCACTTCCAGTTTTATCGCAGACGCGGGGACCGCCCCCGCCTGAAATATCGGGCGCACCATCGTCCATCGTTTCGTTATTCCCATCGACTGGAAGTAGTTGTACGCCGTGACCACCTCCAACTCAATCCGATCACCAATCGTCTCGTTCCACGGCACGTTGTCGAAGTACCCAGTCCACGCCTGACACATACGCCCGTCTTTGGTGATGAAGTACGGACTGAGGCCGATCAGGCACGAGGACTGTATGTCCATGTTCGTGAACTGACACCACGCGCCAGTGATCGTGTTCATTGCGTAGACCGTCACGCCGCCCTGATCCGCAGGTATGGGCACGACAATCCAAATCTGATTCTCGTTGGGAAAAAGCAGCATTTCCCACCCCACCTTATCGTAGTGCTCAGAAATCAACGAACTGATCGTATGTTGAATCTTGTCGGTGAGGTTGTCTGCTGTGTTGACCTTCGTACTCTGAAAAGCCCTCGACAATGGTTCTGCGCCGTTCGCCGTGAGCAAAATGAGATCGCCGCCGTAGCTCACACCGCAGCGACGGCCCACGGGAGCGCCCAGACGGATCACACCCTCCAAGCCCCACGAAGCCGCGTCTTCCGGGTCAGTACCGCTGTAGACTGCGACCTCTCCGTTGCTGGAAATGAACACCAACTTATCGTTCATCCCGTCGCCAGAGTCGCCAGCCCACGTGTAGATCGCCATGAGGTAGCCGCCGAACTTGAATAGCTGACCGACCTCGAACGGTTGCGCCACACCACCAAGCTGATCCACCGGCAGAAACCACGCCTGCGTGCTGTTCTTCTGCACAAACCACAAACGCCTCTGATGCACGGCCACATCAACAAACGTTTTCGGGTCAATACCGGAAATGTCGAACCCGGCGGGGGGCGGGGTCAGGTCTTCGAGCACCGTGGTGAACGCCACGCCGTTGTATATACGCGGACTGTCCACCCCGTTCACGCAGTAGAGGTAGTTACCGCCCACGTTGCAAAACATCGTGGTCTGCCAGTAATCGCTCAACATACCGGTGATGCTGGCAGTGGGTGCTGGCCCGGTGGAGGTGATGACATACACCTTCCCTCCGGTGAACGCGATGACTGTCGGCGTCCCAGAAATGGGGCTGAACTCCGCGATGGTGGGGTTGGTGCCACTGGTCATCCCAACCACACGTTCTTTCCACCCTTGCCGCATGGTCAAGGCATAGGGGAACGGAAACCAGTTCTTCAACACAATCGCGTCCGTGGGCGGCATTGCCGCCACACTATCCCGAGCGTTCAACCCCCCAACAGGCGCAGGGACGCTGGCCGTCTTGATGACGGCACGACGGGGAGTGTTCAGCCACGGGTTCATGGCCCTGTCGGTCCAGTGTTCCAGTTACCATCACTGATGTTCCACGGACCAATGTAAATCGGCGACACACGCGGGGATAGCGATAGCCGAGGAGCGCCCTGATTGCGGCTCATCGCTTGGTTGAACATGATGTCAAAGTCGTTCTGCAACGCAGTAGTGTCGAATCCCTTGATCTGCCACAGCTTCAACTTGATCCCGTTGATCATCATGCGGGTGTTGAACATACACGTGGCAGCATCCGAGATTGCGGACTGTGCAGTGTTCCCGTCCTCATCGACCACCCACCCATTCGCGTAGTACATGAAGTCGAGTGTGAAGGGGACAAACACATTGCCACCCGTTACTGTCGGGGTCGGGAACAGTTCGACGGTATCGTTGATGTAGCGGTAGCGCAGGCGTGGGCCGAGCGCGACGATGCCGCTCTTGAGCGTTTGCCACTGCTGCGGAGTGGCCTGCCCGATGAGTGACCAGTGGTTCGTGCGGTCCCACTCTGTCTGGTCTATGGGACCGGCCCAGTCAGCGGGTAGAGGGTACGCCTCTTGGTTCTGTACCGTGGTCAGCGAAAAGTGCTTTTCGAGTTCCTTCCACCGATACTTTTCGTAGAGTTCTTGCCCGAGAGCGTTCCACAGACCGAAGATTTGCTGGCCGGTGGAGTCGCTCGCTTGAGCTACAGTATCTACTACCGGAAGACCAAGTTCACGCAGGGCCGATTGGCATTGTTGGAGAATCGTCGGTTGCGGGTACGCCATTGTTCGCTCCTAGACCAGTGTTACTTCCTTGCGAACCGTTCCCACAGTGAAATACAGCTTGGTGCCGTCGTACTCGAACAGTCCGTCTTTGGTGACGGTGCGGAGCGGCCCGGGGACCAATACGAGTGTCCCCGGGTTGAACGCTTGTTCCCGTGTCCATGCGTTCTGGATTCGGTTGACTATGCCCATCAGTTGCCCATGAGAGCTTTCCCAATGGCCCCGGTGATGCTGCCCTTCTCTTTCTGCCCGCGCCGCTCATCTGTCAGCGCTTCGAGCTTCGCCGCCATCTGCCGGAGTTGCTCATCCTGCGCGGCGAGGCGCGTGGTCAGTTCGTCATTCAGCACCGCAACACGCTGTGCTTCCGCAGTGTCTTTGGCGAGCTTGATGAAGACATCGGCACGCCGCCGGATTTCGTGACCGCCCATGAATTTCGCAGCATGGGAGTCGCTCATCGCAGCGAGTTGTTCCACTGTCATCACGCCGAGCGCCTTGAACTCGTACACCTGCGAAATGGAAAGTTGAGGCCACATCTCCAACGGTGTACCTTCGGGGGACTGCTCCATATTCTTCTGAAACTTCTCCCACCGAGAAGCGAAACGCACCTTGTCCTCATCGGTCACCGGACGTTCCGCGATGCTGTTCTTGTCGCCGGGGACATGGATGCGAATGTGCGGAACGTCGTCGAAAATAGGACGACCCTCCCGATCACTTTTTCCTTCGTTCTTGATCGCCTTCACAGAGAACACAACATACAGTTTGTCGTCCATTGCGAAGCGGTTGTCGAAACTGTGTTCGTCAAGCGTTTGTTCGAGAGACATTGGGTTGGCCTTGTGTAGTTTTGTTTTTAGATGGAAAAAACCCCTCGGATCGGCGGAACTCCCGCTCCTCCGAGGGGAAGGCCCACCAGACCGAGGGGTACGACTACTACGCAGTGACTTCCGCAGCAGCGAGGAACAGGTAGTCGCCCGCGACAGGCGTCAAGCCCGTCAGGTTGTACCAGTTATTCCCTGTACCAGCGGCCACAGTCACGCCGTTTGTCACCCCGATAGGCGTGGTGCCGTTGGCGTTCGGGATTTGCCCCGAACCTACGCGCACAAACTGCGCGAGTCCCTTCGCCAAGTCAGCCGTAACGGCACGGGTGCCGAGTGTGAACGGGGCGTACTTGTCACCGTCGCCCGTGGTATTGATGGCCCGGGCATCGGGCTTCCACAATTGGGACAGGCCCGCGCCTGCCATTGGGGTAGTCAGAGCAGCAACCATAGCTGTTTCTCCTGAATAGAAGGGTTGGGGGGGTGGACGGTTACGTGTTGTCCAGCCGACCTTGCAGGGACGAATTCGAGGTCGTCAAGTTACCGGCGAACGCGAGAATCTGCGTCACGGCGTCTTGATTGATCGAATACCGCTTGCCCGGGTCGAGCGCGACAAAGTTACGGTCACGGTGCGGACGGAAGAAGATGTACTTCGTGTTGAGGAAGTACGCCACCGTCGCGGGCATGTTGCCGCCCAAGCCGCCGTCCAGAACCACATCGGCGTCCATGAACTTGATGGACGGGAAACCGAGATTGCCGGTGTCGGGCGAATTGAAACGCTGGATCGCCTGAAGGGACTGCATGTAAAACGCCCACATCAGGTTGTCCATCACGATCAGGTCAGGCCGATTCTGGCCGCGAACCTGCTTGGCCCACAAACGGTTCATGTACGTCTGGATGTTCGATGCGCTGATCGCTGCACTGCCAGTCGTCGTGCCCTTGTAAAGCTGCGACGCCCAGAACGTCCACACGGCACGATCAATACCGCCGTAGGTGCCGGTAGCCGGGTTCGCCGGAACTGCGGCGAGCAGGCCGGTGAGTTCCTTGCCGCCGTAACCAGTGCCGTCAGCGTACAGACCCGCAGCAACAAGGTTCGCCATCGTGTCTTCGGCAACCGTCATGCGACCTTCGAGCAGGTCGATGATCTGCTCCTTGCCGGAGTTTTGCAGCATTTCCAGACCGGAGATCGTCACCGGGCAGGCCGCTTGCTTGATGTCGAACTGGGCGGCGCTGATAACGTCTTGCGCTCCCACAGGCAGAGTCTCGTACCCGCTGTACCACCCGGCGTTCGCGTTCTGCGCGAAGCTGAGTTCCTGCATGATGACGTTACCGCCGGAGAACGGCTTGCTGTTTCCCCGTTGTTGCAGGCGGCGCAGGAGCGCGTTGTTCTTCGTTACGTTGTCCGCGATGATCCCGCTACGCGATTGGATCGTCGTAGCGATGATGTCGCTGACTTGAGAATTGGCAAAGGCCATGAGTGCCCCCTATCAGGTGGAATGAAAACTACGCCGTTTGTTACGACGCTGGCCCTGATGAGGGTGCGGGGAGTCTAGATGGGGTCGCTGGCGACCTTCTGTCCCATGAGAAGGTAGGCTACCCCCGCAGTAGCCCACCTGTCAACATACGCTCTACACGCGCTTGGTGCCGCCGGGGGCGAACTGCGCTTCGAGGAATCCCCGCAGATTGCTGGCGTCTGGAAGCGCAGACCCGGTGGTGACTGCCCCGGGAGCGCCGTTGACGCTGGCCAGAGCGTTGCGGTTCTTGGCTTGACTCTCGACACGCCTAGTACTGTCGGCAAGCTGCATAGCCGCCCGAATCGTGGGGTCGGCCCAGCACGCCCGGTCATAGGCTTCCTGAAGGGTGGTTGCAGCCCCGCTGCCCAACATACCGGCCATGATCGGCCGCACCGTGGCGTAGTGTTCGTGCCCCGGCGAGCTTATGAACGCCTCCAACTCGCTCACCACCTCCTGCTGAATCGTAGCTTGCTGGGCCGACCCCCGCCGCGCTTCCTCCAGCCTGCGGGTGTCCAGTTCCCGTTGCAGGTTGGCCTTCTCCGGGTCTATTTGGGCGTTGAGGTCGATGCCGTACTGGTTGGCCATCGCTTGGAACAGCGCCGTCTTGTGCTCCTTGGACCCATAGCGCAGGGTGTAGGAAGTCTCCAGAAGCGCCCGCATCGCCGCTTGGGGGGTAGCCCCCTCCCGAGACAAAATCTCGGCGTAGGGCGCGAATTCCTGCATTACCGAGTCCCCAAACTTGCGGACCTCGGCGGCACGTTGCAGCCCCACTGCAATTTCCTTCTCGCGGCGGTGAATTTCACCCTTCAGGGCCGGATCAAGGCCCGCCCACTTTTCCTTGAGTTCGGGCGTCCACGAAGGCGGCGCTTCGTCGGCGGTTGCCACGACGGGCGGCGTCGCCACTTTGCCGTCAGTTGGTGCCCCCTCGGCCATTGCCGGCGCAGTCGGCGCAGCAGCGGTGTCTGGTTTCGCGGGTGCATCAGAAGGAGCAGCATCGGGGGTCTTTTTCAGAAACCGTCCAGAGGAATCCCGCCCCGTTCCCTTGTCTTGCGTAGCGGGGGTACTCGGAGCGGCTGGGGCAACTGCTTCCGCCGGTGCCGGAGCCACGGGGGCTGCGGCGGTGTCGGGTGTGGATGGGGCCGACTGCTCCATCGCGTCGATGGTTGCGGAGATTGAGTCATGGACAGACGCATTTTCTTCTGGGGGCATCTTAGTTTCCTATTCTTCGGTTGGAGCCACGTTGAACCGCCTTATCGGCGAATTCCCATAACCGCTCTCTCAACGCTTGGCGGTCTTTTGGGTCTTTTTGCGGAGCCTTGCGAACCTCGTCCCCCTTCTCGAAGGGAACGACGTTGTGCTTTCGCATGTGCTCGTAGTAGGCGCGCTTCCCCTCGACCACGGTTCCGTCAAGGGGTGAAACAAACGCTGGTATGTCTCCATGCACCACTGGGAAATCGGAACTCCCCTCATCAACATAGATCACCTCCACCATTTCTTTAAGCGCGGGGTCGTAGCGGAATCTTCTGCGGGACATCAGTCGTCCTCCCCTTCCTTCTTCTCTTTGGCCGCGGACTCTTTCTGCTCCAACTCTGCGTCGGCGGCTTCCGCTTGTTGCTCCTGTCCGGCTTCGTGGGCTTGCGCCTGCTGCTCCATCGTCTGCGCGTGCTGCTGCGTCTTGATCTCACCGTCGATCTGCGCGGTCTGCACCTTCACGGCGGCGTCGGTCTGCGCGGCCTGCTGCTTCAGCGCGAATTCTTCCCGCATGAATTGCAGCTTGAGGTCGAACTCGCGCTCCTTGAATTGGAGGTCGAGCGCGTGCTCGCGCTCCTTGAACGCGAGGTCTTGCTGCTGCTCGCGCTCCTTCATCTGCATCTCGGCGGCGTCGGCGGCCTGCTTGGCCTGCTGATCCTGCTGCTTCATCGCCATCTCGGCCTGCATCTTCTCGCCTTCCATCTTAGCCTTCACCATCGCCGGATCGGGCTTCTCGGGCGGCGGGCCTTGCTGCGCCATCTGCGAGATGGATTGTTCGATCACGCCTTCTATGTCGCGTCCGATCTTGTAGCCGCGCACTGACCAGAGCGTGACTTGCGCGATCATCGGAGCCAACTCCGGCATCTTCTCTATGGCTGGCACTGCTTGTTGCATCAGGAACCCGAAGTTCTGCATGAACTCGTTACGCGCTTCCTTTTCTTCCTTGTCGTCCGCCTTGGTGATGGAGTCCACCGACACACTGATCTTGTGCTGAATCAGCTTGCCATCCTTGACGAGTTGCACCGCTGCCGGGACATACTGGAAGTCCGGTCCCGCCGGGTCTTGCAGATCAGCGTTGACGATCAGCGTCTCCGGCTGGAAGAAGTTCACCATGATTTGCGCGGCCTTGTTGATGAGGTCGCTGGCGAACCGCGCGATGTCTTTCTGGGTGTCGTTGATGCGTATGTTGGCGAACTTCTCCTTGATGGACTGCGCGGTGGCCGTCTCCGAGGCCACGCTCGCACCACGCACGATGTCCGCAATGCCAGTGATCTCGTAAACGTCCTGCTTCACCACACCGCGAGCGTTGATGAGCCGTTCGAGTACGTTCATCACCATTTCGACGGGGAAGAAATCGACCACGCCCTTCAACCCGCCGCGCTCCGCGAACATCGCCCAGTTGTCCACCGGGATCATCGTGTTATCGACGCCCTCCGTCAAAAGCCTCTGCACCGCATCTTGAGTCTTGTCGTAGACGCCGATAACTTTGAGGGCCTGCGTAAGCAGGGAAATGCGATTGGTAATCTGATCCAGTTCCGTCGCTTGATCCTGATACATGCAGTAGTCGGGAAGCGGGATCGTGGAGTCATTAGTAGTTGTTGCAAGAAGCGGCTTCGGACACGGAAAAAATTCGTCCAACTGAAACAGATCGTCCCGCTCGTCAAGGATTTCCGGGTGGTCTTCGCAAAGCCAATACACCTTGAGGTCATCTTTGCTCCAAATTTCCCAGATTGCAGCCTTCTTCAACACGCCGAGGCCGGGGCCGAACTCCTGATTGCCGCCGCTGCCCGCGTTGCTCGCCTTCTGCGTGGAAGCCGCTTCCGCGTAATTGAGCGGCACGTTATTGAACGCTTCCCCGAACCGCTTGACGCCGCTTGCGCGGGTCATAAACACGCGCCGCGCCACCCACGTACATTCCTCCCATGTCCGTGACGGCGACATACGGAAGTCCTTCCAATGCACGTAGTCGAAGCACACCTTCTCGCCGGAGATGACGCCGGATTCGTAGCTGTCGTCCGTCACCGCCTTGTTCTGCAACTCCTTGGGCTGCGGCGGCGTGCGCGGCGGCTGCGGCGTGGGCGTCGGTTGCCCGAGCATCGGCAGCGGCCCCGGCGGCAGCGCCGTGGTGCCGGGAGGCAGGGGAGCCGGGGATGCGCCGGGCATGGCCGCGCCGGTCCCCCCTCCGGCTTGCACGGAAGTTGGTGGTACGGGTGTTTCCGGTGCCCCCGGCAAAGGATCGGGGCGGTTCTCGTACATGGGCGTGAGGTCGGCAACATACCGAACCCACGCCGTGCCGCGTCCGGGGATCAGTCGGTCCTCGACGCAGGCGTTCATCGTGGCGTCGAATTGCGAGTGTTCGCAGACTGTGAACTCCAAGTTGCGCTCCAGAATGGCGGCGGCAACCCGGTTTACTTGATTGGTGGTGTCGAAACGGCGGCTAACCTCCGGCTTCGGGGGCTTGGCGTAGACCGCAGGCTTCAACGTCTGGACGTTCGACCAGAGTATGTTGAACTTCCGGTCCTGATCGTCGATGGAATCGCGCTCGTCACGGTATCGCTTGACGGTTTTCTCGGCCCGCTTGACGAAACTAGCCTCGCTGCGCTTGGCCGAGTCAAGTTCCGCCTTCCATCGCTTTGCCTGACCCTCTTTGCCTTCGCCAAAATCGGAAACTTGATCAACAGACGCGCCTGCGCCGGAGGGCGACTCACTATTTGCTTGCGGATTCATCTGCTACCCCCGTATGGGCCTGATTGTTGTAGAAGCTGTTCGATCATTTCGGCGATCTTCGGCGCTTTCTTGTCGCTGGCGTTGAAGGGGTCGTACTCCGTCGTCGGAATCCCACGCCGCTCAAATTCGTCGCGCACATACTGCGTTGCTAGCGGGGTGCGCCCTGTGTCGTTCACCGCCTGTCTGGGGAACGCCGCCGCACCGATAGTCTCAGCGTTCAGCGGGAGCGGGCCTGTGGACTTCCATTCGGAGTACGCGGCGGGCGCACGGCGCAGATCGGTCAACAAATCCTGCGCCACGGGGTCGGTTTTCCCCGCCGCGTGACGCAGCGCCCGCATCGTCCACGACCCGCTCTTGGCATCGGGGCCGATCAGCTTGTCGGCCATGAGGTTGCTCCACACTCCTTTCGGCTGCATCTCTGCCCATTCCAGCAGGTCTTTTTCAAACCCCTTGCCCCATTGAGTAGGTGTGAGCGCGTGGTCCAACACACCGGCCCCGGCGCGGCTGTTTTCGTAGTCCCGAAGTGACTGGAAGGAGGGTGATGCTTCGATAGCCAGCATCTGCGCCAGAGATTTCGGGGTTGTGCCCTCTTTAAGTCGCAAATCGCGTGTGTCGAACTTCTGCCCCAAGCGCCCGCTTGGATAGTCGAGAGCCGGGGCCAACTCCCTGCCGCGCAGCGTGTAAACGTCGCGGTTGGTGAGGATGCCGCCGCGATTCTCCGGCCCCATGCCCAAACGTGGACTGAGAATCACCGAGTCGCCTGTCGTCATCGGAATTCGTGTGTTCCGCTGCCGAATGGCGAAACTGGGGCTCGACAATTCGTTGAAAACCTTCATGTCGGGGCCGACGAGGTGCGTCGCGTCCGACAGCGCATGGGTCATTTGCAAGTGCGGCAAGCCACCGGGGCGAATCGCCCCGATCAGGCCGAGGGCTTTGGCACCGGTTTTCATCGGGGGGCCGAGCATCTCGCCGAAAGTGCCCATCGTAGATGACTCTGGTGCGCCGCCCATCATGGCGTCGGCGTAGGCGCGGCCCTTGTCGGCCACGCCGGAATAATACTTGCCATACTCGTCGCGGGTGGGGGTCCAGTTGGCGGCGGTGTTGATGAGGCCCATCGCTTCGCCGGGCATCGCCGCGACGCCACGCACGGCCCCTTTGGCGGTGTCTTTGACCCCCGCCCAGATGCGGGCGAGTTCGTCGTCGTCGGGTGTCATCGGGATGCTCCCATCGGGGAGGAGGAACCGGCACCGGAGAGGAGCGCGAACAGGATGTCGTTGCGCCGTTTCCGGTTGCCCTGCATGACGGCCAGCTTGTGCTCGGCGGCGGTCTTGTTGAAGGGGCGCTTCTCGGACGGGTTCAAGGTCAGGGGGGTACGCACTTCATCCCCGAGCAGCTTGGCGAGCGCGGCGGCGCGGGTGGCGGCGCGGGACTTGTTCGAGTCGTGCGAGCGTGTGTTGCTCATATCCGGTTGCTCCATCGGCCCACGGGCCGCTTCACCGTGTCCCAGAGTTTCTCAAGCTGGATGCCATCGCTGATTTTAGGCTTCGGTTGCAGGCGTGGTGGAACATACACCGGCGTAGCCCCGAAGTCTTCCTGATACCCGAGCGCCCCGATGCGGAGCGCGTCCGCGTAGTCCGAACACCAATCATGCCGGGGCTTGCTGCGGAACGTTTGTTTGGATTCGTCGTACTCGTACTGGTACTGGCGCATCGCTTCCAACGCCCGGGCGCAGCGTGTCTTGTCGAAGCGAGCGGTCCGCAGCATGAGCCGAGTGGCCTGAATCCCGTCCTGCACCGACAGGGACGGAACGGCACGAGCGCGTATGCCGCGAGCAAGCAACTGCTCCACCGTGGAGCGGCCCGTCTGGAAAGTGTCGGCCCACGCATCGCGGGGCAGGTAGTGATACCCCGGCTTGAAGCCATACTGGAGCTTCCGGTCCTCCACTAGAGAGGCTACGTCGTGGACATCGTGTCCGCGCACGGCGAGGCAGTCGGTGAAGTGGGGGACTTTGGCGATGATCTGAAAGAACCACACCACACAGAAGTCGGAAAAACCGATGTCCCAGCAAGTGTGTGTCGGTATGTCGGGCGCGTAGTCCACGGCGGCGATCTGGGTGGGGTGTTCAGGCGTGTCCACCTCCATCGCCTTCACCGCCTTACCGTAAATGGACCCCTTGATGGCCGCGCCGAAGTCGTTCTCGAACTCCTGCGCGTAGGTGTCCTCGTCCATGACCAGCCGGGCGTCGTCCAACTCCTGCTGGGGCAGTATGTTGGACTCGCTGGCCTTCAAGTCCATGAAGTACCACCCGGTGGGGCCACCGTAGGACTTGCGGGCGATCTCGTACATCTCCCAGAACTCATTCTTGCCGGCGGCGGTGCCGATCCAGACCGCCCACCCGATGCGGTCGGCGAGCGCGGGGCGGATCACCTCGGTGAAAACGGATTGGCGCATGGATGCAGGCTCGTCCACCACGATCCCGTCCCAGTACTGGCCGCGCAGGTTGTCGGCGTTGTCCGCGCCGTGGAGCGTGATGCGGGAGCCGTTGACGAGCATGACACTGAGTTCGGCGATGGAGGCGCTGCGGCGGAAGCCTTCGCTGTAACGGAGGAGGTAATCCCACGCGATCCGCTTCGCTTGTTCCCTGAAGGGGGCGAGGTAAGCGTACCGCGCATGTTCCTTCTGCGTGTGGAGGGCGCGGCCAATCAACTCGTTGACGGCGGCGACGGTCTTGCCGGCGCGGCGGTGACATACGAGGAGTGCCCAACGCTCCTCCCGGGCGTGGAACGCCTGAAATTGGGCGCGGGGGACGTACTGCACAATATTGTGCCTTAGTTCACGGTCTGCACCGCAGTACCCGGTGCCATGTGGGCGGGTGTCTCATCCAGCTTGGAGCGCGGGATGGCGGAAATCACCGTGTACTCGCGCTCATGGGTGGGAACCTCGACGCCCAACTTGGCGATCATCACCATCGCGGCGATGTAGTCGCGGGGGGCCGTGCGGCGCAGCGTTTCGAGCATGGCTACCACCTCACCCGTCTGGGACAGGGATTGGTGCGCCGCTTGGTTAAGGAGCGAAATTACTCCGTTAGCGAGCGCGGCTGGGGTAGCGGGAGCGCGGGGCATGGCGGGAAGGATAACACTCCTGACTTTGCGTGTGTGGGGGGAGGTGTGCGGCGCGAGGGGAGGGGGGCTTCGGGGTCGCCCGGGGGTGGGTGCGCCCGCGACGCCCGCCCGCGCCGCGCCCGCCTACGCGCACATACGCCCGTCCGCCCGCCTACGCGCACATACGCCCGTCCGCACGCGACGCGCGACGCACGCACGCATACGCGCGACGCACGCAAGCAGGCACGCACATGCAGGCACGCACATGCAGGCACGCACATACGCACGACGCACGCACGCACGCAAGACGTTAGTAAGCACTCACAAACCCCGGCTCGATTTCCGGCCCTGCAACATGCGCCTGTGTGTCGTAAGCTACCCTCGCCGCCCGGGGCCGCTGATCGGCCCGCCACGGCCCGATTATGGCCCCTAGCGTGTGTTCCAGAGGGGGCCGCTGGGCCGCTCCGGCCAATAGGGGCCTGTTCCGGTTGTTCCGGTTGTTCCAGTTGAAACTGCCACCTTATATCTCCCCTGTAGCGTTATGTTACGTAACGTTTTTTGACCCTTTTAATATAGAATTTAACTGGAACATATGGAACGCAGCGCTAAACCCTTGACGCCGAAGGCGTAACCTTGCGCTGGATTGGCGTTACACCGGAGCGCAACAAAAAGACCATTTTTGGCATTATGCCAATGTCATACAAATACCCGACTGTTTTAGTCGGACAATAACGGTCGAAACGCGGAAATTTGGCCCTTGTTCCAGATAATGTTCCGGTTGTTCCAGATAGCGCTCTCCCATCTGGAACACCATTAAGTGCCCTAAAACGTCACTTTTTAAGGCCCTTATGTCGCCATCCCCCGACACTCGAAAACCGCAACCCCTTGATCTATCACTATGGCCCATAACTTGCTAGATACGCAGTCCCCCGGGGCATGTCCCCACAACTGGAGCAACACACATGAACGTAGCGCAATCCGCTTCCCTTATCGGCCTGATCCCCTTCCGCGTCCTGCTGAGCATTGCCCGTGCCCTCGGTGGCGTTGGCGCTGATCCCCATCGCCTCGCGGGTGGCAAGTCAGGCCTCGCCGACGCCCTCGTGAAGCGTTACGGGGCCGATGCCATACTCGCCAAGTGGCAGGAAGAGCAGTCAACCCCGCCGCAGCACGGCACCCCTGCCCCCCATCACGACGCGCCGGAAGGCGACGACAGCGCCACGCCACCCGAAGGCAGCGACACCGAAGGCAGCACACAAGGCGACGCCACCCCGGGCGACGCGCAAGGCGACGCACCCACCCCCACGCAACAGAATGGAACCGCGACGCCCACCCCCGCACAAGGTGACGCCGGCAACGGTGACGCCGGCAACGGTGACGCACCCGAAGGCGACGCACCCGAGCAGGCCCCGAAGGCACCCGAGGCAGGCGACGCGCCACCCCCACCCCCCGAGCGCGAGTCCCCGATGGACGCCGCGATACGCGCCATTGCCAGCGAGGAAGCCTATCGTGCTCTGTACCCACATGCGCTATGGGCCGAGCAAATGGTCGCCTACGCCAACCGCCACGCCGCCGGCCCCCACGGCACCCCCACCCCCGAAGGCGACGCGCCACGCTCCCCGAGCGGCCCCCCGCCGGCCCCGTACTACGCTCCCCCGCGCAAAGGCGACGCGGTACAGCATCGGCTGGCCCCTAAGCTGCTGGCCCTGCTGGCCGCTGGAGCGCAGCCGCTACTGGTCGGCCCCGCCGGCACCGGGAAGTCCCACGCGGCCCGGGCCGCAGCGCAAACCCTCGGATATGCCTACGGTGACCAGTCCCTTTCCGCCGGAGTGAGTGAGTCCGCCCTTATGGGCTGGCTGTTGCCGCGCACCGACGGCCCCGGGTTTGCGTACATGCCTAGCCCATTCGTCCGCCTGTACGAAGCCGGCCATAGCCTGTTCCTGCTGGATGAGATGGACGCCGCCAGCCCCGATATGCTCGTGATAGCCAACGCGGCCCTGTCCAATGGCGGATTCACCGTGCCGCAGCGCCAAGAGGCACCGTATGTTGCCCGTGGCCAGAACGCCCTTATCATGGGAGCCTGTAACACGATCAACGGAGCGGATGAGCAGTATAGCGCCCGCGTCCAGATTGACGCCGCAACCGCCAACCGCTTCTATACGCTGATCTGGCCGCATGACCCGCGCCTAGAGCGCGCCCTTGCCGGCCTCCCCGCGAAGCAGCGCTATTGGAAGCCTGAAGGCATCACCGCATGGACGCCTGAGCAGTGGCACAACGCCACAGAAAGCGCTATTGCATGGGTCGATACGGTACGCGCCACGATCAACGCCAACGCGCTGCAGCGTGTGTTTTCCATGCGTCAAGTACGCATGTATCAGCAAGCGCTTTCCGCCGGGTGTACGCACAAGGAAATCCGCGAGGATTTGCTGATGGCATGGGCACCCGATGAAATCGCCAAGCTGCCCCCCACAGCGCAGCCGAAGAACGCGCCGCAAGCTGGCAACGAAGCCCCCACCCCCACCCCCACCCCGACACCCGAGGCGCAATAATGGCAACCCGCTACTTTTTCACCCGCTCCCGCGACGCCGGCCGCGCCACGCATGTTCACGTTTTCGATAGCGTGGCGGATATGGTCGCCCAATCGAACACTCCCGCCCACGCCGCGCAAGACCCCGGCAACGTGCGCCGCATCATGTCCCGCGCCAGTGGCGACGATTGGACGTACGGCGCACTGAAGGATGGCGCGACATACGACCATGCCATGCTCACCGGCTGGCGCGACGCGCTGCCCCGTATTGAGGCACTCGCGGCCCGCGTCGCGCCCAACGTGGCCACGCCGCTGGACGTGCGCCGCAAGCTGCGACGCGGCCCCGAGGGTGATGAACTGGACATACATGCCGTCAACGCCGGCAACCTGCCCCGGGCTTGGTCGGCCCGCCGCCGGTCGCTGGCCCGTGCGCCGGCCCCTATCCGCATCCTGTGCAATGTGATCTATAACTGCGCTAGCGATGGAGAGGACTTTTTCTGGCGTGGCGCGGTAGCGCTGGCACTGGTTCGCGCACTGCGCCGGAAGGGGTACCGTACCGCGATCTCCGGCATTGGTTTACTCGTGTCCCCGTACTCGGCCCGGGGCCGGAAATCCGCACTTGATTATGTCGCCCGTTTCGACGCGCTACGCTATGGCGAGGCAATTGACACGGCGCGACTCGCCGCCGTTCTATGCTCCCCGGCAATGCTGCGTCACACCATCTTTCGCACGGTACTTACTACGCCGGCCCAAGTGTCAAGCGGCTTCGGCTACGCTCCCCGCGATGAGCAAACGACAGCCTGTATCGTCGCCAGTGGCGCATGGCCCCAGACTGTCGAGGAGCGGCTTGTGATACCGGACCTTCGCAACCAAACCGCCGCTGGCGAATGGCTAGCCCGCATGTCGGCCCGTTTCGCCTGAACCGGAAGGGTAGGGTAAAGACCGCCCGCCTACGCTACTCGCACACATGAGAGGCACGGGCCACCCCGTCAAGGTGGCCCGTTTGTTTTAAGGCCCTTAGAGCCTCCGGGCGTATGTCCAAGCTACCCACGCCGCCCTCGACACTCGAAAACCCGCCATACGCCGTTTTAAGGCCCCTAGCGCATGTTCTAGCGGCCTGTCCTGCCCCCCGTTTTCCGCCCTCCCCCCGTTTTGCCGGCAAAGCGCCCGAGCCCGAGCCCGAGCCCGCGCACATACGCGCCACGCGCCACGCGCCACGCGCACCCGCGCCA